AATAAATGACAAAACCGATATATAAAAAGATCACACGAGATATCATGGGAAACCCAGAGATACCAAGGGTTTGAGCGGGATAAACTGTTATTACAGGGACAACTATTATGAGAATAAAAAAACGGACCACAAAAAAAGAAAAAAGAGCAACGAAAAGCACTGGAAGCCCTGTAGCGCAAGGGTTGGGGTGCTTTTTTGTTGCTCTTTTAATAGTTTATCAGACTCGCAAAAGTAATGAAAGTGGTCTAGCGTGCTAACGGTGCGTGCGAAGGCGTTAGATTGTGTTCCGCAATCGAAAGTGAATTCACAAAAAGTCAGTTATACCAACGCTTTCAGGAACTAACGCAAAGAATAACGGTGCGTGCGGATAGCGTTACTTTTCGATAGTTTTTGCTTCTTTTACATCAAAAGCAAAGTGACAAAATGGACAATTTGAAAAATACCTGTCACTTTGGCTATTCATGCGGGTTTCAAGGTTTTTTTGATGAGAAATCAAACCAAAAGCAAAGTGACACGATTTACCTAGTTCTTACCTATTTAAATGTAAAAACTAAAAACGTCATAAAAAAACCGGCTGAGTGCCGGTTAGAACGTGGAAATATTTCCACAAATAGAACTAAAAATAAAGCCTTACTCATTCGGGCCGTTGAATTCATGAATCATATTTTGATTTGCCTCTTCTGCCGGTATCACGCCGATTACTTTGCCCAGGACTTTTATCTTAGTCAAGTCGTTAACGACAATATCTTTCATGGAACAATTAGCTGGTTTTAGTCTTACTTCAGAATCAACCAGGTGAAACTTCTTGATCGTTACTTCTCCAGCAACTTTAACCAGGGCGATCTCCCCGGTTTCTACTGTTGGCTGAGGATTTATGATCACCAGGTCTCCGGTATTAATGCCGGCCTCGATCATGCTCTCTCCCTTAACTCTTATGAGGAAAGAATTCTTATTAATTTTGGCCGTCGGTACAGAAAGGAAACCTTCCAAGAGTTCTTCAGTAAGAATTGGTGTGCCGGCTGCTGCAGTACCTAAGATAGGCAGATAGACTCTCTTCTCTTCCTTGATCGGTTCGGGTTCTGGATCGGGAGCCGGCTCCGGTGCTCGGGTCTTATTCAGAACTTCTTTCAAGAGGTATTTTTGAGATAAAAGAAAAGCGGTATATGCCTTTAGGGCATGTTGATTGTTTTCATCGAGCAGGTTATAGCCTTCAATTAATTCTTGTTGCCCTGCATTCAGTTCGTCATATTTAACGATTCCTTTGGCTAGATAGTCAAGTGATTCATCGAGACAATTGGAGATCATAATAGCTGCATTAAGTGAGGGGCTAATTTTATTCCTCTCAATTTTACTCAAATTGCTGTTCGAAATACCAGTCTCTTCCTCGATCTTTTCAAGAGTTATGTCTTTTTCTTTCCGACGATTACGAACGCGCTCACCGAATGTTCCCATACTACACCATACCTTTCGTTAAAAATGAGACTAAGATTGAATTTATTCGTTATAATTGACGATTTACACTTGTCTTCGTCATATGTAACGAGTATAATATTGGATAGGGAATACTTTCCACAAAACAAGTGTAATACAGCCCAGGTGAAGGTACAACAGCATACATTTGTCGGAATTATTGGAAGAAAGGGGTAAAAGACCAAGACGGTAACCTGGAAACATGAATCATGTCGTGCGGTCGGACTATCGGGAGATTAGCACCGATGCCGGTGTTTCTTGGAGCAGGGAAGTATGTATCGAGGGGGAGATATTTTAAAACGGGCTGAACTGCCAACTAGGGCACAAAAAATCAGGATCAAGTCATTAAAACTCAATCCATTAAACTGGCTGATCGTCAAGGATTGTAAGGACTGTTTTGAAGTAATTCACAAAGTATTTGGTAAAACGAGAAAATTGGGAGCGTGATGCGTATGGATAAGCTTGAACTTTTAAGAAAATACGAGAATATGGCGCAACATAATCTCTTCTGCTATTCAAAGAACCTTGGAATGACTAAGCCCAAAGAAGGCTACGAGAAACAATGGAAGCAGGCCAACGTTGAGTGTAAACTGCTGGGCGAAATGATACAAGAAATTCTGGAAGAAGTTCTTGATTCTGCTTCAGAAGGTGCACGTGAAATGAGTCCTGGAGAATTTGCAACGCATATAGCGGAATGGGCCAATAAGAACCTTATATGCAAGGCACACGCTGTAAGATTTTTAAAAATCGTTACACACAAGATCACCAAAGAACGGCCATGGTTTGGAGGGATAGAAGTCTCTTAAATGTTTACTTTTTTTTAAGCTCTTTCAAAAGAACTCTAGACAGATCGTTAGCAACGTTTTCCATAAGGTTGTAAAACTCAAAGAAAGCAATAGATACGGCTTGATTGACAAATTTTATTTGGTCCTGAGTGATGTTATGACAACTGTCTTCACCGAAAGTTCTTATCTGTCTATGTACATTGACAATTTGACCCGTGGCCGAATCAAAATTCTCTGCAAAAACTTCCTGGATAATTTCTTTGACGCGAGATTCATCCAAGGTTTTCAATCAACTACCTCCCTTCTCCTATGTATTTTATCACGGAAGGTACGGGGGAAAAATCCAGTCCTAAAAATTATCATAAGTGAGTTGGTGATCTATGAACCTCAAGGAGCTGACCCCGTTCGGTATCAAAGTAAAACGGAAACTACTCGAAATGCGGATGACTCAAAGCGAATTTTGTGAACGTTACCAGATACCCATGAATCGGTTCAGCGAAATACTGTATGGCAGTCGCCCTGGTATCAAGTACCGGGAAAAAATAATCGAGATCCTCAGCATAGAGGAAGCCGCTTAGAAAGGAGGTGAAGTGAATGTTTAGACCGTTAAGGAGGGAATCTGAAAAGGTCTCCAGTCTTCGAGTGGAACTAGCTAAAGTAGACCTCCAGTCAGAACTTCTGCAAGAAATGATAAAGCAGAAGTGCCAGGAAGCATTATCCATGGAAAACGATATCGATATTCTTCAAGGGAAGCTCCTGGGTATACGAGAGATTGGAGAAATGGCGCGAGTAGAATTTGAAAAGTGTTGGATCAGATTAACGGAACTTCACAAAGAGTTAGAAAAAGAGAATGCCTCTTCCATAGATGGGCATGAATCGAAGAAGATGAGCGCATAAAACTTTAACCGCAAAGACCCAAAATTGAAGGAGCGAATCCGTAACATGAGCGTTGTTATTATCAAAATAATTGGCAATAAAAAACGGAGTGCCTTCATCTTCTTCCATCCCGAAGGCACCCCGTACAACGTAGAGAACAGGGAAAACTGTTCCCCAACATTGTACTACGGAGACCCTCCCGAGTAAAGGAGGAGGCGGATATTGGTAGAGGTCTACCTAGCACTGGAAGAGGCTGCCGAATATGAAGGAATCAAGTATAACACCTTCATCCAACGCATTATGCGTAATCCTGAAGAATTTAAGACACAAACTGAATCCGCTAGAAACGGTGGAAAAGACAGAGTTTTAATTGCACTCTCCTCTCTCTCTAAAATGGCGAGGAGAGCTTGCAAAGAGGCTCGCCAGATAGAAGATGTCAATGGAAGTGATGTTGCGATTGAGAAAATTACAGGTCAAGAAACACCTTGGTACATGGACGTTGATTTGAATTGGTACATGGATAAATCACCAAAGCAGTATTACGAGGCTGTAGAGTTTTCTAAGAAGATCCGAGAATTTTTAAACTACGGGGACGCGGATCGGACCGCCTTCGCGGATGATTTTGCTAAGGAACTTGGAATTAGCCAAAGAACTCTCTACAGATATTCGCAGTCCTACCTTGAAGCCGGTGCGTGGGCAATAAAGCGGAACAAGGAAGACGGCAAGAATTACGAATTCTTTAAGGTGCTTGCCCTCTGTCGGAAACCGAAAGAGAAATTTTCCTTTCCATCCATTACTGATGAGGTCAAGGCATTTGCGGAGAATGTTTGGTTTGACAAGGCTTTTGCAGCGAATGACGGGACAGTTGAAATGTTGTATTCAAAGCTAGAGCAAGTGGCTAAGGCCAAAGGGTGGGAGTATCCATCCTACCAAACGATGGCTCGGTACATCAATTATTTAATGGAGGATCAACGAGGCAAGAACGCTCATTTCCTCGCCTCAAAAGGCACGAGGGAATATAAAAACAAGGTAATGATCAAACGATTGAGAGATACCGGAGCACTCCCGGTCATGGGATTGGTACAAGGCGATGAGCACACATTCGATTGCTGGGTACAACTCAAACATCCTAACGGAAAGGTTTCGGCGATAAAGCCGAAGCTAGTTGCCTTGATAGACACCCGCACTAGGGTCATCATGGGAGATCTAGTTTGTAAGCAACCAAATTCCCAAGTACTAAAACAGTCGTTTCTTAAGATGATTTACAGCACACCAGGTGGAGTCCCCCAATGGTTACTAATTGACAACGGAAAAGATTATACGTCAAAAACAATGACGGGACGGGAACGTTCTGACCGCGTATGTTTTGACAGCGAGGTTAAAGGTTTCTATCGAAGCATTGGAATTCAGGACGATATGAGAAGCTTGCCCTATCAGCCTTGGAGTAAAGCACAGATTGAACGTTTCTTTGGAACGGTATGCAGCATGTTCACGAAGTGGTTATTTTCATATACTGGAACACTGACGGGGTCCAAGACGGCAGCAAAAATCAAGAAGGATATACCCCGCATGCTGGAACGTGGCGAGTTGCTTACGATGGAGGAATTCTCTGAACACTGGAAAAAGTGGCTGAATGAGATTTACCACAAGAAAGCACACGCAGGACTTAAACGTCAGCGTGAAAAGTATACGGCTCCAATTGACCTCTTCATGAATGCAGAGGAACGATATTTCAAGCCATCACCTCCGAGGGCATATGCAACGATCTTGATGATGAAGGCTGAACAAGCTCTTGTCCGTAACATTGGAATTCGTAAGTTCGGGCAGGAATACATGGCCCAGGAACTATGCGATTACATCGGGGAAAAAGTTGATATCAAGTGGGATACAGAAGATGTTACCAGGCTCTATGTATACACCAGGGAAGGTAAAAAGATATGCGAGGCTGTCTCTCAAGAGCTCTTGATAATAGCACCGAAAGTGCAGCAAAAGGCCCTTGAGGAACACATGAAAATGCAGAAACGCCAACTCCGGGGAGATAATGAAAAGCTTGAGAAATACACAACTCCCTTTGATCAGCGAGCAGCTCAATTAGAAGAGGCTCCAAAGGATGTCTTTGGAACGATTGATCTGATGGTCAAGAGCCAACATGCCGACAAGGTTGTTGCTCTCCCTAATGACAAGCAGTTTGGAGACGAACTGAAGGACAAGAAAACCAAGGTCAAACAGGTTGTTGAAAGTGAATTCCTTAATAAACAGGCCCAGGCTGCTCTCTCAAAACTGAGGGCTCTAGGCTAAATAGTGAAAGGGGATAAACCATGGAAGCAGTAGCGAGCATCTATATGGGCGAAGTCAGGACATTAGCTGACAAAGTGAACCAATTCTTAGAAAGCAGAAACATGACGAAGACGGAGTTGGCCGTCGAGCTCAGTTATTCCAGGACAACAATCTCAAGATACTTATCCGGGAAGTATGATTCAGACGCAACGGAGATTGAGGCAAGGCTCGGTGAATACCTAAACAAAAAAACAGGAGGAGAAAACGAAACGAAAGCTCTAGCCCAGGTTATCAGGATGGAGAAAAAGATGAGCTTTCTAGAAAGTAGAGACTCTTCCAGTGTGATTGGTGTTTGCAGTTCCTGTCAGGAATTTCATGGTCTTGGGATCGTTGTTGGAAAGACAGGTTATGGCAAGACGCACGCCTTGGAGTATTACGCAAAAATGCCCCGTGTGGCCTACATCGAGTGTGATGATACTATGTCATGCCGGGACCTGGTGGAATCCATCGAAAGAGCTCTTGGCATTCCACAGACTTACGGAACAATCTGGAAGAGAGTCAACGGCATCAGAGAATTTTTCAACGTGAATCATGGCTACCTCCTCATTATCGATGAAGCCGACAAGCTCATTAACAAATACACTCAGAAAAAAATGGAGATTCTCAGAAGCCTATTTGATCAATCAGATGTTGGAATGGTCATTGCTGGAGAACCGAAACTTGAGTCAATGATCAAGGGATACTTAGCCCGCTTTGCAAACAGAGTTGATTTTTATTCCTCGCTCAAAGGTCTGTCATCTAAAGAGGTCGAGAAATACCTAGACGGTTTCAAGGTTGAACCGGAGGCGCTCTCTGAACTATCTCTAAGAGCGTGCAATTTACAGACTGGCTGTTTCAGGCTCTTAGACAGAACGCTGAATAACGCGATCAGGATCATGAACGAAAGCGGTTTGGACACGATCACCATTAAGGTTATAGCCCAGGCATCAAGCATGATGATGCTCTAAGGAGGTCCACCCTACTTTATTTGATCAGATGAAGGAGGCTATATCAATGGCAATGGTATCAAGCGGATGTGTTTTATGCAGTGTCGAGGTCGAAGAACTAGAGTTGATGTATCGTAAAAGTGGTCTAGCAACACTGTGTGAAGACGGTCATATTGTTAAATTTTTCGTAGAGGAGGATACAAACGAATGGATCAGTTCAACAAAAAAATCAGCAAAAGCGGCGCTATTACGCTTCCAAAGGTTATGCGTCGCGATCTTGGTATCAACGAGAACGAACGGTTTAACATTTCAACTAAAAATAACGGAGAGATAGTTCTAAAACGAGTTAATGGCGATTGCGTTTTTTGTAAGGGAGACGACGACCTGATCGTCCACATGGGACGCTTTGTGTGTAAGAAATGCATTCAGATTATGAGTGAAAGAAAGGTTGATTGACTTTGCCGGAAAGACTAAACGCTCTTGTCGACGAGGGCATCGTTCTTGAAAAAGAGATTAAAGAAGCAAAAAAGAAGCTGGACGAAATTAAAGCGACACTCACAAGTACGGCCTATGCAGAGATGGAAAACAGGAACTTAAAGTTCCTTCAAATCTTTGGGAGCAGCGGACATTTTAACGTAGTGCATAAGGAAACATTCGACATCGATAACTACAAGCGTTTGGTTGAAGTTTTAGGCGAGATTGCTTTAGCCAAAATCTCCCGGAAAGAAGAAATTAAATACGTCACCGACTCTCGGTTTAAAGCAGCCTTGATTGCCCTTTTTAGAGGAGAATACAGCGGTGCTTTAACTCCAGAAGAGGCATTGCAAGGATTTGAATTGGATGACAAAACTCTAAAGATGGTCATTAAGAAGCTGAAAGGCGACTATCTGAAAGATAAAGAAGTGCTTGAAAGTGTCGGCGTTAAAAAAGAGTGTGAAGAAGAGTTGGACGCTATTCGGCTGTATAAGAACTATGAACTGGTGAATCGATTTTGCGGAGAGCTCACAGCAGACCAGATTGAGCAAGTGAAAAAATCCATTTTTGTTGAAGATGGGATTAGTGTCGGACTGGTATACGAAAACTAGACGGGGGTGCCCTATGAAAGTCACCTATCCTCAAATCAAAAAGATATTTGCATTAGGTAGAGATGCAGGTCTTGGCAATGAGGAACTTCATGAGCTGGTCACTGCGGTGACTGGCTCTGAAAGTATCAAGGACCTTGAAAAGAGCCAGGGCATACAAGTTATTGACCGTTTAAATAACCTTTTGGGCCTAGCCCCTAACCGAGCATCCAGTAAACAAGTATGGCAAATCAACAAATTGGCTGAGGAGCTGGGATGGCAAGATAATCCAAAGCGGTTACGTGGTTTCTTGGAAAGCCAGCAACAGGTCAGTCATCCAAAATACCTAAAGCCTAGCCAGGCAAATGATGTGATCGAAGCTTTGAAGGCTATCAAGAGGCGCGAACAGAAAGGCGTTGGTGCTAACCGTGGCCGATGAGTTGCCTGAAAAGATCATCAAGATCGAGACTCTAAGAATCAATCGAGATATCTACAAACGATGCCGATGCAGCCTGACGGAAAGACGGTATGTGGTAGATCCTCAAAACCGTGAAGTAACCTGTAAAAATTGCGGATCTCGGGTAGATCCCTTTGATGCTATTTATGATATAACTCGGTACTACGAACGACTCGAAGAGGAAGCGCAAAGCCTTTTAGACCAACGCAAAGAGATCATCAACTATAAACCTCACATGATCGTGTTTCGCGATCTGGAAAGACAATATCGTGGAAAAAAGATGCTGCCATGTTGTCCCCACTGTCACAGAGGGTTCTATTTTGAAGAGTTGGCAGCTTGGACTAATCGAGAGATCGAAGATAGACGGAGGAAAAGCTGAAAGGTGGTCTTGACGCTGGAAAAACTTCTTGAACGATATACGCCAGGGCAACAAAGAGACATTGCGTCATACTGGGAGGTTATACGCTTCACCAGGCGGACAAGCCTAGTGTCCGAGGGCATCAAACTTAAAGAATTGGAATACTGGTCTAAATTCGAACCCGAAACAGTCATTCAGGCACTGAAGATCCATGTGGAGAAGTATCCCAACATTCGAGAGAATTATACCCGCGGCATCTTGAGGAATCTGAAAGGGGGTTCATCCCATGGAGGGAATTGCCGAAACAATTCAGGAAAAGGTGGCAAAGCTACAACGCCTGTCGGCTCTCGCGACACGAGAGCCGAAGAAGCCTTTAAACGTAGACTTTCCGGGGTATGAATGCCATCAATGTCAAGATATTGGTTTCATCTACGACCCGACAAAGGACGTGGGTTATCCCTGTCAGTGCATGGAGCAAAAGAAAATGAAAAGGCTGCTTAAATCCTGCAACATAAGTGATGAATTCTTGCACAAGAACTTTGACAACTTTGTCCTTAAGGGCGCGGATCGGCGAGTCACCCATGCCTATAACATTGCCAAAGAGTATTCAAATGGTTTGGTAGCTAGGGTAAAACGAGGCGAAAGCTTGAAGGGTTCCCCGTGGATGGGACTCACTGGAACATCAGGATCTGGCAAGACCCACTTAGCAACAGCTACCGTCCTCCCCCTCATCGAACTAGGAATCTACCCTCTGTTTTTCAACTGGGTCCAGAGCTTCACTGAGTGGCTGGCCTATTATAACAAGCCCGATGAAGCTCATAAAGTCGATGAGATCAGGCAAAAGCTTTACACCTGTGACCTCCTGATCATTGATGACGTGTGTAAAGAAAGCCAAAAAGAATCTTGGATTAAAGAGTTTTACGGGCTTGTGGATTACCGATACCGGAAGCAGCTCCCTATTATCTACACCAGTGAGTATCTTCACCAGCTTATTGGCTTCCTCTCTAAGGCCACGGCGGGTAGGCTCTTTGAAAAGACCAAGAACACGCACACGGGAAAGATGTACTTAGGCAAAATGGTACTTTCTGAGGATGAAGACCCACTGGCTCTTGATTACCGTTTCAAAGAGATTCTGTAGATTAAAGGAGGGCATAGAATGCAGAT